CTTAATATGGCAAAACAATATAGATTACATAACAAACATGTATCAAAAGAAAACGTTTTAAAAGGACAGAACAGCGTAAGAGGAGAATCAACTGCAGGTATGACATTATTTGCTGGTCCATCTCTTACAGTTCAACAAAAACCAGGTGGAGATTATATTTCATCTGATAATAAAATAGCAAACTTTGATATGGTTGCTTATGGATTTGCAGGAGCAAGATATGAAATGTCAGCTAGACTTTCAGTTCAGGACTCTCCAAACTCTGGTGGAGTTGTTGTTTCAGCAATTAGATTTTGTAAGGTAGCTTCAGAGATGGGCATTGTAGGATATTTAAGAGGACCATCAGCATGGACTCAAAAGACTCCTCCATTACAGCTCAAAACTCAAGATGCCAAATTTGAATGTGATGCTTTAGCTAGGAGAGTATTGACAGATATAACTACTCCTCAGCTCAAAGAAAATAGACCGAAGGCAAAAAATCTGCCTCACACCTTCCAAGATGCGAAGAACGATTATGAAAATTAATTCGTTTGACATCGATGGAGTAATCTATTTTGGTGAAGGCACCACAGGCGTAAGACCCGGTAAAGATGACATCATCATTACTGGGCGGCCTTTCACTGACAGAGAAGCTACTGTAAAAATGCTAGAATCAAGAGGGATATATAATACTCTCTATATGAATCCGCTAAAAAGAAAATTACCTAATCCTAAAATTACTCATGGAGTAAAAGATAATCCATTATATGGTAGAAAAGCATCTGGTATTTTTAAAGGACAAATGATTAATATGCTAAAAGACTTAGGTGTAGAAATACAAATGCATTTTGAAGATGACCCAATACAAATTAAAGAAATTCAAAAGAGATGTCCTGATGTTTCTATTGTACATCTTAAAAGAGATAACGAGGAACGTGTCAAGTACTAAATATAATTACGACTGGTCGACCTACGATAAAGAACTCATGAAAGAGTTCAATTGGTTTCTATATAAAGTAAACCAAAGGTCAGCAATTCAACTTGGTTATAGCGATGAACAATACGAATCAGTAAATCGTCATGGCAAAAATGACTTTGGACTTGGAGAAGACGTAGAGTATTTTCATCCAACAATTACCTTAGATGACCGTATGAGATTTATAGGTCAAGAAATTGCAAGCTTAGATACAACAATAATGAATATTGTCGGCAATACATTTATATCTCATTTCTATGGTGGAAGAGGAGTTCATTTTCTTGCATCAGGAGAAGATAATGTCTTTGTTGATTTTGATAAGATAGCAGATAATGACCAAGACTATATTCAATTTGTTCGTAGTAATTTAGATAAAGCAATAAAGAATAAGCAACCAATTTGGGGAACAACAGAATTACATACATCTATTCAAACAGCATCTAGAAACTTTTGTCGTGAAAAATACAATGACAAGGATAGAAAGTTTCATGCAGTTGATGTATGTGAATGGGTATCTTCGTTTAGAGATACTGGATTCTTAGAAAGAATGCAACAATGTAATCATATGTCAGAAATATATACTCTTTTAAGAGAACAACCTGGCATTGGACATTACTACGGATTTCATGGAGCTGCTTCTTCATCTGTATTACCACAAATGAAGTATCATCATGACCAAAGATTTGTATCGCCTGGTCCAGGAGCTGTGTATACAATACAATTAATGTGGCCAGAAGCTCCAAAGAAATTGTATGATGAAGCAATATACTATATGAGAGAAAATTCAGATGAAATAGGATTAACAAAGAATGTCGAATTTCATCCTAAAGCTTTTAATATAAATAAGAAGGACGGTACAAAATTGTTTCAATACGAACAAGATTCTCTTAAATACTACGGAACTGAAGTGTTGTCATGTCAGTTTGGTGTATACCTACAGATAAGAGAAGATGAGCGAGCATGCGCGCGTAGACGCGTAGCACGTGTACAGAAGACGAATAATCTTACTGAATTCTTTGAATAAAAACGTTTACATTTGTGCCAAAGTATGGTATAATATATCTAATGAAAAATATAATTAATTGTCCATTTATTCCTATAGCCAAAAGGCCAGGCTCTCATAGAGGAGCTGCAGGAGTAATGTATGGCGATATGATAAAGGAGAAATATGGAAACTGCGATGTTAACTATGGTGGAGAAATTCAAGACCACAATAATTATGATAACCTTTGGGTCTATCACGGCACTGATTGGTCTGGTGGAATTAATATGTTTGGTGGCGTATACGGTTTTCCTTATGTTAAGAACACTGTCAACTTTTCTAAGTTCAAAGGCAGAGTCTTTTCAATTGGAATCGACTTCCCGCCGTATCACGAAATGGTTAAATCAAAACTGGAATCAGCTAAGAAAGAGGTTCAACCGGAATGGCATGAAGTAGACCTTAAAAATCTAGAACGCATGTACAATGAAGCCGAAAGAATTGACTATCCTAATCCAACTCGTAAAATAGTTATTGGTGATAGTCATTCCATCTGCATGTATCGACCAGGTTGGACAGTAAACAGTGTTCCATTCAAAACTTTAAATGGTGCTATCAACGATGGATTTGATAAATATATCCCATTTGACTATGAAGAGATAGAATGTTATTTTGGTAATATTGATATAAGACATCATGTAATCAGACTAGGACAAAAGATAGAAGATTTAGCTGATAGGTATATTGAAGAAGCAAATAAATATAATGCAAAGATATATGAGTTGCTTCCAATAGAAGATGTCAGTAGAAGAATACCACAATCAGGATATTATAAAGGACAACCATTTTACGGTTCTTGGTCAGAAAGAAATGATGCAAGAAATAAATTTAACGATTACATAGAGAAAGAATACGGTATCAAAAGATGGACTGGTCATCTCTTTAATAAAGAAGGTAAGCTCGATTTTAAATATATGGAGAAACCACAATCAATACATTTATCCAGAGAGTTCTATCCATATTGGAATGGAATAGAAGCAGCAGGATTAGAGGAGTTTTTTGCATGAGTTATGCGAGTATAGTACCACTTATAGGTGGAGAAACATTGGCAATGGAAAATGTCTTTGGAGAAAGACCAAAGTATATTATGACATATGAGGGCTTTCAAGCTAATGAATCTCACTTATTACATCATTATAACCATGAGGTCCCATATTTGAACCTCTCAGAGGGAGCGAGTTACACAGAAAAAGTTAATGTGATTAATACTGTATGCCCATGTGCAGGGCTTAGCTCACTGAGTCCATCAGCTGCAAGTAATAATCCTATGAACGAATGGATGTTTACATCAGCAGAATATGTACTTGGTGAGGTACAACCAAAAGTATTTTGGGGAGAAAATGCTCCAAGGTTAGCAAGTAAAATGGGAGAACCTGTAGTAAAGAGATTAAGAAAGATTGGAGAAAAACATGGTTATACATTTAGTATCTTTAAAACAAAATCTATATTACATGGATTGAGTCAAGTAAGAGATAGAACATTTTATTTCTTTTGGAAAGGAGATGAAGTACCATTGTTTGAATATGTATTAGAAAAACCAACAATGATAGCTGACGATATAAGAGCAGTTGAAAGAAGAGATGATGACCCAATGAGTCAAATACTTTGTAATGAAAAGATTCCATCAGAAGAACCATATTATAGATATGTATTAGAAGTATTAGAAGGTGGTATTACACATACTGAATTCCAAGATAAGATTGAAAAAACAACTAACCCTATGGATTATATAGAAGAAAGAACAACATATAAAGAAGTAGCAAAGTGGATGAGAGAAAATGGTTACGATAATGTCGCAAAGAAATGTGATAGACAATATCATAAACTTAAATCAGGTGGTAATATAATGAGAAAGACAACTGAAATACCTAAAGATAAAATAGGAGCTTTTGTCGGTCATATGCCAACTCAATTAACTCATCCTGATGAAGATAGATATTTAACAGTACGTGAAGCTTTATCTCTTATGAAACTACCAGAAGATTTTATATTACTTGAACCAAAGAAATCGCTTAATCATATTTGCCAAAATGTGCCAGTGACGACAGCAGAACATGCTGCAAGAATGGTTCAAAGATATTTAAACAATCAGCTAGAAATGGTTGATACTAAATTCCTAGTACAGGATAACAAAAAAAGAACATACAAATATGAAAAAAACAGTTTACAACTCACTGATTTTATGGTATAATAGTACTATAAAATTTAATAAAGGAGGCATATGCCAAGTATAGATTTAAGACCTAGGAAGAATCGTAATCCTAGAGATAAAAGACCACCAAAGGAAATACCCTTTGATATTGGTCTAAGAAGATTCAAAAAAGCCTGTGATAACGCAGGTATCGTACAAGAGGTACGCAAAAGAGAGTTCTATGAAAAACCTACAGCCAAAAGAAAAAGAAAAATGGCTGAAGCTGTTTCAAGAAGTCGTAAACAACAAAGAATGCTAGACGCATTTAGTAGGCCATCAAAGGCCAGGAGAAGATAATATGTCTATAATGGATAAATTAAAAAAGAATAGTAAAATCAAAGATACATCTATTCTATCTGATTCAGTATTATTTGCTGAAAAAGATATAACTGTCACTGATGTACCAATGGTAAACGTTGCGTTATCAGGTGATATTGATGGAGGATTAACTTCAGGACTTACAGTTCTTGCTGGCCCTTCAAAACATTTTAAAACTTCATTTGCTTTATTGATGGGTGCAGCCTATCTTAAACAACATGAAGATGCAGTAATGCTATTTTATGATTCAGAGTTTGGTTCACCCCAATCTTATTTCGAATCATTTGGGATTGATACCGAAAGAGTATTACATACACCAGTCCAAAATGTCGAACAGCTAAAGTTCGATTTGGTAGGCCAACTTGAGAATATCGAAAGAGGAGATAAAGTAATTGTTGTTATTGATTCAATTGGAAACTTAGCCTCTAAGAAAGAGTTGGAAGATGCCCTCAACGAAAAGTCAGTTGCTGACATGTCGAGAGCTAAAGCATTAAAGGGATTATTCAGAATGATTACTCCTTATCTAACCATGAAGAATGTTCCTTTACTTGCTGTTAATCATACCTATCAAGAAATTGGATTGTTTCCTAAAGCAGTTGTTTCAGGTGGTACAGGTATCTATTACTCATCAGACAATATATGGATTATTGGAAGACGTCAAGAGAAAAAAGGTACTGAAATACAAGGGTATCATTTTGTAATCAATGTAGAGAAATCAAGGTTTGTAAAAGAAAAATCTAAAGTACCAATCTCAGTAACGTGGGAAGGCGGTATTGCTCAATATTCAGGATTACTTGATGTTGCAATGGCCGGTGGATATGTAGTTAAACCAAATGTTGGTTGGTATGCTCAAGTTGATATGAAAACAGGAGAAATACTAGAACCTAAAGTAAGAGAAAAAGATACTCTTAAGAAAAAGTTTTGGGAGCCAATCTTTGAAAATACAGACTTTAAAGAATTTGTCAAAACATATTATTCTATTGGACATAGACCAATGGTTGATATTGACCTTGATATAGAGTCAGAAGATGTATAACGTAAATCAAAATGATTACTCAATTGTAGAGAATGAATCAAGCGCATTTCAAGGTGTCAAACTTAAGACAGGCACTTGGAAGAATGTTATAGTCATATATGGACAAGTTGGTGTCAAAGAAGATACTGCTTTAGATATGGCAACATTAAGCTTTAACTTTACAGTACAGGACCCAGCAGATTTTAGTGTAGACGAACTTGAGAAAGACGAATCATTTAAGAATTATTTAGGTTCAATACTACAATATATAATAACAGATTCTTTAGATTATGCTAAAGAAAATAATTTATCAACAATAGGAATTGGAAATGGAGAATCAACTACCGACACACATACTAAATCATCTTCTTCATAACGAAGAATTTTGTAGAAGAGTAGTTCCTTATTTAAAGAATGAGTATTTTGAAGGTACACACAAGACTGTGTTTGACCTTATCGTCCAATTTGTAAGCAAACATAATAAATTACCAACATCAAAAATCTTAGAGCTTGAGTTAAAGAAAATACAAGCTCCTGAAGATATATTAAACAATGCTCAAAGATTAGTCACAGAAATTATCGATAAATCTGATATCGATACTGATTACCTAATTACCGAAGCAGAGAAATGGTGTAAAGAAAGAGCAGTTTATAATGCTATTATGGATTCAATAGGAATCATTGATGGCAAAGATAAAGAAAGAAGTGAAGGTGCTATACCTGAAATACTATCTGAAGCTCTTGGTGTTTCGTTTGACGAACAAATAGGTCATGATTATATTGATGATAGCGAACAAAGGTTTGATTTTTATAATCGTAAAGAAGATAGAATACCGTTTGACTTAGATTACTTTAATAAAATAACAAAAGGTGGTCTACCTAATAAGACACTTAACATTGCCTTAGCCGGAACAGGCGTAGGTAAGTCATTATTCATGTGTCATTGTGCAGCAGGAGTACTTAATCAAGGAAAGAATGTATTGTACATAACAATGGAAATGGCTGAAGAAAGAATCGCTGAAAGAATTGATGCGAATCTTATGAACCTTCCAATTGAATCTCTTAACTCATTACCTAAAAATGTGTTTGATGATAAGATTGGAAAAATTGCAAAATCATCTGTAGGTAAACTTATAGTGAAAGAATATCCTACTGGTTCTGCACACACTGGTCATTTCAGAGCTTTACTTAATGAGCTTAAACTCAAAAAGACATTTAAGCCTGATATGATATATATTGACTATTTAAATATTT